CACGAGCTTGACGCTCAGTATCAACATTTTGGGTACGCCATTCATATTTATGAACGGCATAATCTTTCGGGTTCTCAATAGCAGACTGTTCTTCCAATTCAAGATCGGGTTCCGGTAAGGGCTCGGGTCCCTCACCATCACCAAAGTAACGGGATTGATATTCATCAAATGCTTGTTCCCATGTGACATCTAGACGAAGACAACGGTGGATTAATTCGTGGCATTCAGCTACTTTACGCAACTGTACACGTAGTTCCTCATAGTCGTCTCTACCATGACACCACATTTCTCTCAAAGCTCCATCAATATTTTGAGCACATTGATCCTTCATAGTGATAGCACTAGAATACAGGACTGTGTGCAAACTCTTAAAAATGGAATTTTTATCGAGAGCACCTATCCACTGATCTGTACCTTCGACTTTCTTGCTTTTACGCTTTAGGAAATCTATATCAGAAAAGTGCATATAGGGTGTGGGAATAGACTTTTTGTCTGGCATCGTAAACACCATCCCGTGTTCACCAAGGTAATCGCGAAAAGTAATATGATTATAATACGGTACATATTCACTCACCGTACCAATCATATCATCACCATAATTGACAGACTTCACAAAATCGCGAAAACCTTTCTTGTGCGAGGTCAAATCCTTAAACAACTCAGGATCATGTTCTCGCACAGCTGAATAAAAACCACAGCGTTGCTGTAAAGCATTTCCCAGACTACCAATATATACAGTGACATTAATCCCTGAGGCATGGAGCCAAGCCAACATAAGCAAAACTCCATCATATGCAATCATTGGATGCGTACAATCTGTTGCCAGACCACGCATGATCGTCAAATCATCCTCGGTGTAATTGCCAGTTGCAGCTGCTAAATCAATAAACAGCTGATATGCAGCAGATGTAATCTGCGCTGGCAACTTCGTATCAAAGTCGCTATAATCTCCAGCTAATACCCGATCAAACCCAAAAGTGGTGATATGCTCAATGAGCTCATGCCACTCCGGACCCAACGAATTGATTCCCACAGCACATTCAGTCATAATGGGATTCATTGAAATAAATCGAGCAACAGGTAAGAAATACTGTCTCACCAATGCTTGGAGAGCAAATGGTGCAGCAAAGAAGACCCTCACCTTGTCTTTTGTTAACTTGGTGGGTTCATCTTTCAAAGCTGCTTTAAAAATGGGATATGCCCTTTCCCCTCGCAAGTACACTTGCTTGACTCGCTCAACTTCATCCTTAAATTCTTGTTCCATGTCCATAGGACACGCAAAATCAGGATATTGTTCTGGGTCAAGCACAATCATGTGATCTCGCTTAGGACCAGATAAGGGAAAACCTATCGATGTATTGGGTGGCATCTTTTGGAAGAAACGCACACCATCACGACCACAGATTGTTTGCATCCATGTCGCAGGCTTTACATCGTC